TTTCAAAGTCGATCAGGATTTAAAGCCCGATTGGTTTGATGCTAAAACCGATGAGAAACGCACACGCGCTAAACTCAAGGACTGGAAAAAATCCCACTTCATTACTTCCGGCGAAGTATCGAAGGAGCAATCCCGCATTGTGTTGTCTGGTTCCGTAAAAGTCTCCGGTGGTAAGGTGTTGTTCTACGGTTCCAGCCAGGGAAAAGTGTCTGGTGGTAAGGTGTTGTTCTACGGTTCCAGCCATGGCACCGTATCTGGTGGTAAGGTGTTGTTCTCCGATTCCAGCCATGGCACCGTGTCTGGTGGTAAGGCAGATTTCTCCGATTCCAGCCATGGCACCGTGTCTGGTGGTAAGGTGTTGTTCTCCGGTTCCAGCCATGGCACCGTGTCTGGTGGTGAGGCAGATTTCTCCGGTTCCAGCCAGGGCACCGTGTCTGGTGGTGAGGCGTGGTTCTCCGGTTCCAGCCAGGGAAAAGTGTCTGGTGGTAAGGCGTGGTTCTACGGTTCCAGCCAGGGAAAAGTGTCTGGTGGTAAGGCGGAGTTCTACGGTTCCAGCAAAAAACTAAATTAAAAAAAGGGAATTACTTACTTAATACCTGAAATGGTGGGACATTTGTATAATAGCGGATTAAGCAATCACTTTTCATGGTTCTTGCATCTCCTACAACGCTTTTTGTTGGAGGTATTGGATTGATTTTATCTACTATCGGTCATCCTTGTAATCTTGTCACTTTTGGAATAGGCGTTAGCTTTTCATTATTAGGCAGTATTTGGTTTTTCTATATTTTCTTACATGAAAAATTCGGATATTTTAAATGGTTTTTAAAATTGAAGATTTATCAAGCAAAAAAACTTTTATTTGAGAATGAAATTAAAAACAAAGAAATAATAAAATTATTTGATGAAGTTTCTCATGGATTTGAAACTGCTTTAAAACCCAATCAAAAAATAAATAATTTTATTTATATAGATTTTAGCAGTTATCCAGGATATTTAACGGGTGCGAGAAGTTATCCCGACATGTCCAATCCAGTTTTAAGCCGTCTTTTTTTGGAAAAGTTTATTATTTTTTTAAGCTCTCAAGAAAAAGGATGGAAAAAAATTAAACGAATTGAATTAGAAAAAGATTTTGAGAGTAATGATTTAGAAGATTATTTAGGAGAAAGTAACATTTTAGAATCAATTTTATTAAGGTACTTAAAACCCGATAGGGTTTTAAGTATAATGCGTATGTGGTTAAAGAAAACAAGAGGTGGTTTATGAAGAATATGGCTATCAGCACGTTTCAGCTTTTCAAGATGTTTCCGGGCCAAGAAAGCGCAAGGATTTACATTGAAAAGCTTCGCTGGCCCACTGGCCCCGTTTGCCCGTTTTTCCAAGAGGTGAAACGCATTTACACCATGAAAATGGAGAGATAGGCTTTATGCCCTATTTTCGTTGCTCAAAATGCTCAACAGTTTTCAATAGTGATTGGCCCAGAACTCAACAAAGGGAAAACATCGGGCCGATTTGTCCTATGGACGGAGGGGGAACGAGTCATATTGAAAAGCCGAAGAAGAAAAAATATAAACGGGTTCGGTGGAGTGAGAATTCAGGAAAGTCTACTTCGATTGGCCCAAAAGGTTTAAGGAAAATTATCGGATTAGAAGTAAAGTACCTTATATGATAGGAGAATGATGAAAAGACAGGTAATTCCATTTACTACGAAAGAAGCTTGGCTGACTGAACGGGCCAAGGATATAACCTCAACCGAAATATCGGCATTGTTTGGTATCAATCCGTGGCTCACGGCATTTGAGCTATGGCACCGAAAAAAAAATAAAGACTTGGGGCAATTTGAGGAAAATACCCGCATGAAATGGGGTAAAAGACTTCAAGAGAGTATCGCAAATGGTATAGCCGAAGATAAAGAATGGGGCATTAAGCCAAAAACAGAGTATATCCGACTTGAAGGTTTAGGTATTGGTTCATCTTTTGATTATGAAATTTTAATGCCCAGAGCGCTCTTGGAAATAAAAAACGTTGATTCTCTCGCATTCAAGAATGGTTGGCTTCTTGATGGGGAAGATTTACAGGCTCCCGTTTATTACGAGCTTCAATGCCAGCATGAAATGTTAGTTTCGGGTATTGATACATTATATTTAGGAGCTTTGGTGGGTGGTAACAATCCGAAAGTCATAGAAAGGAAAGCTGATGAAAAAATCCACAAAGCGATACTCGAAAAGTGCGAGGACTTTTTGGAATCGATCAAAGAAAATAAAGAACCTGAGCCAAACTTTGAACGAGACTCTTGTTTTATCGCTGAATTATTTAACACTGCAACAAAAGATAAAGTTGTTGATGTTAGCGAACAGTTGGATTATCTCTCCCTTACCCAAGAATACAAAGCATTCGGAGAACAAGAAACCATCGCCAAGAAAATGAAGGACAGCATCAAGGCAAAACTTTTAATGAAAGTTGGCGATGCTGAAAAAGTTGTTGGAAATGGATTTTCCATTGTCTTATCCGAGACAAAGGAATCGAGTTATACAGTGAACAGGAAAGCAGGAAGAATGTTCAGAATCTATTGGGAAAAAGGAGAAAACAATGACGGAGAATAAAGATTTACAAGTGGCAGAAACAAGGATTGAAAAACTCATTGCCCGGGATTCAATCAAAAAGCGATTTAATGAAGTCCTGGGGAAAAAAGCTCCCCAATTCATTTCGAGTGTTATTTCAGCTTATAAAACAAACAAGGCATTGGGAGCTTGTGAACCTATGAGTGTTATTAGCGCGGCTTTAGTGGCTGCGAGCTTGGATTTACCTATCAATCCCTCTTTAGCACAAGCCTACATTATCCCTTATAGTGGCGTGGCCCAGTTTCAATTAGGTTGGAAGGGGTATGTCCAATTAGCCCTTAGATCAGGCCAGTATGAAACAATTAACCCGGTCATCATTTATGAAGGACAGATTGTAAAATATGACCGCTTCACCGGCGACATGGAATTTAAAGACCAAAAGTCCAGCGAAAAAGTAGTGGGTTATCTTCTCTATTTCAAACTCCTAAACGGGTTCAAAAAATTCTTTTACTTGACAAAAGACGAAATCGAAGCCCATGCCAAAAGGTACAGTCAAATATATAAAAGCGGAAGCGGCCTATGGAAAACCGATTTTAATACAATGGCTTTAAAGACTGTTACCAAGAATGGATTGGCAAAATTCGGTGTTCTTTCTATTGAAATGCAAAATGCGATTCGTAAAGACGAAGGCATTATTGACCTAGAAACCGGAGAGGTCCAAGAATACCCAGATGGCCAAGTAATAGAAGTTACTCAACCTCAAACCACATCAAGCCGTCTTTCAAAAACCATTGATATTGAGCCAGAACTCACACCTGAAGAAAAGTCAAAATTGGAGGAACTCAAGAAACAGGCAGAAATAGTGTCAAAAGGTGGAGTATCACCATACCAACATGCCGTTGAAGAGGCTCGTTTATCCTCTAAACCAATAGAGAATGAGGCAAAATCACCTCAATCCGATGAATCAGCGTTGGAAGAAGGAAGTCCTAAAAAAACGGCCTTTAAACGCAAAGGCTACCAACATAAACCTACCCCTCCAATCGAAAGCGAAATCAACAGCGATATGGATATGTGTAAGACACGCCAAGAGCTTGATGCCTATTTCAAGACACTTGGGTTAGATGCACAATCTAAAATGCACCCGTACTACGCTTCTTGTTGGAAAACTTTCAAAGGTTAATCCATGACCCAATGCGAAAGACTTGAACGGGAACTTTTAAAGGGTCGAAAATTAACTCCAATGGATATTATAAACGAATTACACATTCCGAAATATACTGGTCGTATTTCGGATTTGCGTGCAAAGGGTCTTAAAATATACGTTGACGAATCTAAAGGATACGGGATTTATAGTTTAGAAAAAAATACCGATAGTCCTGAAAACGTTCCTGGAAAGGGAGATGCTTACGAACCCGATTGTTGAACTCCATCCTTATTCTGACTTTCTAAAAAAGTATATGAAGTCGGAAGAGTCAATGAAGGCATATGGTGCTGACCTCAAGACTCTGTACCTATTTTTAAAAGAGCGCAAGAAGAATTGGCATAGGGCTGACCCTCAAGATTTCAGTGACTTGTTTATCAGGTTCCAAGAAAAAGGAAACAAAGATAATACCATCCAACGCCGAAGGGCTTGCTACAGAAAATTTTACAAGTACCTATTGAGAATAAATAAAATCAAAGATGACCCAACTCTTATTCTTGATGACATTCCCTTGAAGTCAGTACAGCCAAACCCAAAGAGTCTTGATAAAGAGCAGAGAGAAAATCTAATTGCTTGCTTGAAATTCGATACTCGCATTAATTGCATGAAGTCAATGGCTGTCATCTTGGGAATGCAACATGGATTAAGGCTCCATGAGATCGCCAAAATAAAGTGGTCTGATTTTGACCGAGAGAAAAAAAGATTAACGGTATTGGGGAAAGGTCGGAAGTTGGCTACTATCCCAATGTCTCAACTTCTTTTTAATATCACTCCTCCTAATCCTGCACCAGAATTTGTTTTTCAACAATGCGAAGGTCATTGGGATAAAGGAACGATAGCACGGTGGATTATTTCAGTTGCTAGAGATTGGGCAGGATTCGGACCTGAAATTCACTTCTCGACTCATACCCTTCGCCATTGTTTCTGTACGGCAATAGCCGAAATGAACGTACCAATTCAATATGCTATAAGACTTACACGCCATTCAAGTGTGGAAACTTATATCAAGAATTACGTCAAGCTTGAAGAAACTGAAATAGATAAATTCCATTCGGAGGTGTTTAAATGAGCGGATACACGAATTACATAATCAGTTTTAAAATAAACGGAAGGATGGTTATTCCGGCACCCAATGAAGAAGATGCTATGGAATGGTTTGATCGAATGACGGCAGAGCAAATAGTCAAAGATGCAGAAGATTTAGATATTGAATTAACGGAATTGGAAAGATGAAAAAAGTATTTAAGACAGCACATCAGCAAGTAAAAGACCTTGTCAGACAACATGAACAAACTAAGTGGATTAGGTTATTAGAAAGGGATATAAAGGCAGTTGGTATCCCAACGCCAGAAAAGGAATTTAGATGGCATCCCACGGCAGGTTATCGAGCTGATTACGCATGGCCTGAAATTCGAGCAATGATTGAAGTAGATGGGGGGACTTGGAAATATCGACATGGCGGTTTAAGTGGCCATACAACTGGGAAAGGATATGAGAGGGATCGTATAAGAGATTGTGAAGCTATGATTCATGGGTGGAAAGTAATGCGTGTTACTCCCTCAATGGTAGAACGAGGGGAAGCTATCAAGTACATCAAGGCCATTTTTTTTGGAGATAAAATATGAACCTATTTGTTGTTCTCTTATGCTTTCTTGATTTAGCTGCCGCTGCTTATGAATTTTATTTTCATAATTACGCAAAAACAGTTTATTGGATTAGCGCTTCGAGTATCACAGCTAGCACATTATTTATGCGATGAAAAAGCAAAATAGAAATTTAATTTCAGAGTGGCTAGACGTGAAAAAGACTTGGCCAATCGAACACACCGTCCCCTTATCCCTAATCAAACAGGAATACACATTTAAAATGCGTAATTACAGGACACCAATAACAACAGAATTAATAGAGAAACTTCTACTTCAAGTCCTAAAAGAATTAAAAGAGAAATCAATCAATGATCTGAATTGATGGCCCAACTGTAGGAATTGTGTTTTTCCCTATCTCGATATTCTCCAAAATATCAGAAGGAATAAAGACTTCACTCGAGCCTTGAGGCTTTGCTTGGTAAATCAAAGTTCCTACGGGATTGCAATATAAAGCCATATTAACGGCCCCGATAACATTCTGGTTGGCCATGATTTCAAGTTCTCTGGTCACTCCACTCAAAACATCATTCGCATTTCCTAAAAAATGACAATCTTCAGAATACATACCAGTTAAACAAATATGAAGTTCGGAGGCTCCATCATTCAAAGCTTTAACAACCGGACCGCCTTCTCGGAAACCTCCATCAATCCATCCCCTATTTTGTTTGTCAAGAAAAGCATCAACAATAGGATAAACCAAGCAAGAAGAAAGCAGTTTATCTTGAAAATCTCCAATGAGTTTGATTTCTCCCATTTCAGGGCGATCTGTTTGATAAGTTCCATCCGGCATAGCAGTAATGTGCAATCCATATCCAGTTTCGAGATTTACGGTATAAACCGTTACGGGAATAGTTGGAACTCCAATGATGTATTTCTGAATTAACTTCCGAAGTGGAGAATAATTGAAACCTGTTGGAATAGAAGCCCATCTGCGTCCTACAGTATCGCCTATATCTGCAAAAATATCTTTTTGTTCGAAAATATCTGAAGTATTTTTTATGGACCGTAAAATTTCCACCCCTTTATCACGGCCCACAAAACCAAGAAGGGAAGCCCAAAGACTACCACAACTAACACCATACAAGCGATCAAAAGCCACGCCATTAAGGGGTCCAGCACAGTAGCCGCAATGAAGCGCAATAAACGAACCGCCGCCAAAGAAAATACCAGCTTTCAAAGTTTTATTCCAACTTCATCAGCCGCTTGTTTCGGAGTGGGAGGAGTCACTCCACAAAGATGAAGTATTTGCGTGGTGACTGTCCCCACGCCTGCGATGATAAGCCCAACATGAGGCGGAAGCGGTACCAATTGCAAAACGGAAGCTACCGCGCTTGCGAGACCCAAAACAGTGACGCATATCGCCCCAAGGTGCGCCCAAAATGAAATCGGTTTAGACGCGGGAGCGGGAGTCGGAATTATCTCCATAGGCGTTGGTGTTACCGGTGTCGCCGGTGTTGCTGCCATGTAAACCATCTCATCCTCCTGAATTTAAAATGAGCCACCGGCATTCCCGCTGGCGCGAAGGGTTAATCCGCCCCGCATACGCAGTACGGAAAGCCAGAATCGTTAAGGGCGGCCCCGCGCCCATTTAGAGTTCCCTTGGCAGGTTTTCTTTTTGTAGGTTGCCCCGCCAAAAGTGGCCACAATTCCACGGCCTATTATGAAGTGCAACCCAACCCAGGCGAAGGATGATCGCCGGAAGGGAGTTTACTTTTTCGTTTCTAAAAACTTAATGAACCAATGAACGACACGCTCATAATAAGCACGGCTTCTATCATATTTCTTCAAAGCCCCACTACCACAATTATATGCTCTTGTTGCAATTTTGTAATCGCCAAAATAACTATCGAGTAAATCCGAAAAGTGGCAACACGATAACATGATTGCTGTATCCGTATTGTATTTTAAGTCGATGACCTCTATTTTGATTCCAAGTCCCAATTCATCTGCTACTTCCTGGGCTGTTTTTAATTGTAATTGGCATATCCCCCATGATCCCTTGCCATCAGATGATTCTGGATTATAATAGCTTTCTTGTGTGTAAATCGCAGTCATCCAATCGGGGTCAATTTTGAAATGCTTTGACCATTTTTCGATTGAAGCCGCAATATCCTTGGCTTCATCAAATGAAACTCGATAACCCGTCTCATGGTGGTACGCCAACATAATCCAATGGGTGCGAGGATATTTATCTTGGGCTTGGCAAACGCTCGATATGAGTAATAAAATAAAAATTCTTTTCAGCAACGGGCTAACCACCCGTTTAAAAATTCCTGATTTTTTGGAAATTCTTTAACTAATAGGCGATAATATCCTTTCCGAATATCCGAGAAGTTTGAAATCAATTCGTTTTCTTTTCCTTGATTGGTTAGATTGTTTGCCGCTTGAAGTGTTTTAGGTCCTATCACTCCATCCACATTGAGATTTTCTTCCATAAGGTTCAAAGATTTTTGAAGAATTTTAGCCGATGTTCCAGGCCCTTGGTTGACTCCCGAATCGAATACGTTGTTTGCTAAATTTTGAGAAATCATCATTGCACATTGGAGTGGAAGCCAATAATATTTAAGGTAAATCAATTCAACGGTACTCATGGGGATTGATTTCATTGGACCAGTATATCCATTCAAAACTGCCATTGATTTTGTGATTCCATAGTTAGTCTCACCTCCGGAATCATTTGGATTATCAGAATATCCGCCTTCATTTTTGAGGGTTATTTTAAGAGCTGTCTGGAAATCAGCATTATTCAATATCCATTTTCCCTTTTATTTTTCCAACATCGTCGGACATTTTTACCAAGACTCCAAATTGTCTTTCGGTTATTTCTCTGATTCCATTTATTGAGTTTTCAACTTCGGTTTTATGTTTATCAAATTTTTCAGAAAAATGTTTATCGTTTGAGTCAACGGTTATTTCCAAATTTTCAATCCTGTTTTCTAATCTAGTTACATATCCTTTTGTGGCAAAAAACTTAAATGGAACCGCACAAAATCCAAGAATAGTTGAAACAATCGCCGTTTTATTTGAAAGATCATCCCATTTGAAGTTCATTTCCCAACACCCAAAAGCATCATAAATCTTACTGGGATGGGTGTGGGAGTGTTTGTGGGTGTGCTTGTGGGAGTGTTAGTTGGGGAGTTAGTCGGAGAGAACGTAGGAGTATTAGTCGGGGTATTTGTTGGAATGGGTGTGAAGTTATTGGTAGGGCTATTAGTCGGTGTATTAGTTGGAGTCGGAGAGGGAGGAGATTCAAGCCAAGTATTGTTCAGCCAATTATAGACTAAATTGTAATCCGAGCTTCCGTGCTGTTGGTCTGACGCGTACCAAAGAAAAGGCCCCATCTTCCCGTCGTATCCATACTGTCCAACTGGATTAAATCCCCCTAAAAACATCGATGTGGCTCCAGATAAAGTCAAAGTTCCGGCATAATACCCAGAACCGATTTGAGTTCCATCAATATCAATACTTAATGTCCCTCCGTCTTTTTTTTGGTGGCCTGTAAATATGTGCCAAACATTTGTCGTTGGTTCGTTGGCCGTTAATGCATGCCACGGAAACTCCAAGTAGATAACTGACCCTGAGTCGTATGCACTCAAATGGAAAGTCATAAGGGGATTTATGGAAAAGTACATCCCTGCTCCACCAGATGGGTCGTTGTTGGTTGTGTTAAAAATAAACCAGCAAGTATTCGCTGTAGTAGCCATGACTGCCGTCTCTGAAATAGAAGCTCCTAAAAATTGACTCACTGGATTACTGAAATTTAAAACCGAATGCCCATTAAGATATTGATATTTTAAAATCGGCATATGAGAGGAAACAGATTGAGAAAAAACATAACCATTGGATGACTGGTCTGTGATAGTTGACACAGGAGAGTTATCGGCCAATGAAAGCGTATCAGGATTGATATAAAGCGTTAACCCCGAAACATCATAAGGCATCGCTCCATACATGCTTGAGGAAATCCCACAAATAATAAAAAAAAACAGTAATCTTTTTTTCATTTCGTAATTGTCTCCGCTATGATTTCACATATCCAAAAGATAACTAAAAAAGAAATTACGGCAAAACAGGGCAGAAAAAAGAAATCGAAGAATAAAGGAAAAAGTTCTTTCATAATTCCTCCTATTGGAAATTATAGCAAATAAAACATTTTAAATAAATTCATTTTTCATTCTTAAATTAACAACTTGGTGTTGTGGTAGTCGTACAATTTTGAGTAGCCGTTGGTGTATTAGTTGGCGTATTTGTGGCAGTGTTCGTCCTTGTATTCGTGGGCGTGGCCGTTGGAGTGGCTGTTGGTGTGTATGTAGCGGTGTTGGACGGCGTATCCGTAGGCGTATAGGTAACCGTGTTCGTGTGTGTGTAGGTTGCAGTATTCGTATGTATATAGGTTGGTGTATCGGTTGGTGTTTCTGTGGGTGTATTAGTTGGCGTATCTGATGGAATATAAGTCGTTGTATTCGTAGGCGTGGCCGTTGGAGTGGCTGTTGGAGTAATTGTAAGAGTTATGAATACTTTTGCTATTTGTTGAACATTAAAATCAATATTCTGCAAATACGAAAACAAAGTTGGAGTTTGGGTTGGAGAAATCGTTTTAGTGAAAGTCGGGGTAAAAGTTTCAGAAATTGTATCAGTATAAGTTATAGTCGGTGTTATTGTTATTGTGGGGGTTGGTGTAATTGTTGGGGTTAATGTCAATGTTGGAGTAGAAGTGATTGTTGGAATATAAAAAAGAAACATCGAATAAGTATCGGTATTCCCTGAACCTTTATTACTTGCTTTTGTTCCGTTTTGCGCTCTTGTAACATTTAAAAGATCAGACAGTTTCCCATTAGGGCCATTCACTCTTTTGGTGATTGTATTTATTTGAACATCTTCATAAGAATAATCATAAATCCAATCTCCAATATCTCCTCCGTAAAGAGTGGAATCCCACCAATGCGAAAGAATCGGAAGAGTCGGATAAGATGATTGAGGGTAAACGTATATTGATACTGCCGTAGAATTATAAGCCCCATTCACATTGAATTGGGCATTAGAAATACAAGGCATTAACAGGATGAGAGCGAATAAATAATTTTTCAATGTATTGCCTTACGGCAAAATACCCTTTGCATTTATTTGAAGTGTTACGGAAGATGAATTTGAAAGAATCCATGGCGCTCCAATGGTAACTGGAGCCAAAGCCCACGAATGAACAATTCCACTATTTGCTGGAATATGATAAAAATATGTAATTGAACCATTAGAAATATTAATCGTTGCGGGAGTTGAATTATCATTTGTGCTACTAAAATATAAATAATAACTCAATCCGGAATATCCAGGAACAAGAGTAACAGAAGATGCTGAGGTATTTGACCCAAATGCGATAGCTCCCCTTTGTGGCCCTATTGCCATCGCATTTGCTGTAATTATAAGAGCAAATAGAATCACCAATCCTAATTTTGTTTTCATCTCATCATCTCCTTTTCATTTCAAATCCAACTCGCTGCTCCTGTTGCCGCAGATACGCAAATATATTTTGCCTTATTAACCACATCAACCCAAATACTTCCTATTCCCCATCCTTGAGTATTATCATTTGTAACACGAGGAGCGCCGTTCCCCATGTAATTATTAAGTGGTTGTCCGGTAGTCATGAAAGCAGAAAGTATATCGATTGCAGAACCAACATTTGAAATTTTCACAACATCCATCTGACACATATTTTGAAGTTGATCTCCTAACGATCCCCAATAAATATCAATAATTTTTGTTTTAGCTGTCCAATTAGCTAACCACAAAGAAGTCGAAACATTTGAAGCTTCACTCCAATAAAATCCAGTTGTATAAAACCCAAAGTATGCTCTCCAAGTTCCTACACCAGTTTGGAAATTTCCAGAAACTTGTACAACCGAAATGCTTTCAAAAGTACTTCCCCAATTAAAATTTGATGCAGAACTATCCGCCTGAAAGGTGTATGTCCCCATTAAAGTATTGGAAGTTGCAACTCCAATATATTTCGTTGTTTCATTTTTGAACCATAAATAATAAGTTCCACCTCCATAAACTAGGAAAGTATCAATCACATTCGTTGGGAAAGAACCTCCTTTTGTAATTGCAATAGGAGTAGACCATGAAGTATTCGTAATTGTAGAGGATACCGCAATTTGCATGTACGGAGTCATATTCACATCAGATGTTGTGTTCCCGCTCCAAGTTACACAAAGATTACCACTTACTGGGTCAACGAATAATTCTGGAGCCCATAGATAAAAAGTAGCCCCCATTGTAGTCGAAACATCCACATTCCCTAAATCAGTCCAGTTAATCAAATCAGGAGAACTCAATAACCCCCATTCCGGAGTTCCGCTATACCCGCCTCCTTGGGTGGTATAAGCGCAATAATACATCCCGTTCCAATATCTAACCGAAGGGTCGCGTAAAGCACTAACGCCTCCACCATGAGTAAATAAAGGTTGGTTTGAAATTGGCTTCCAAGTGTACCCATCAATGGAGGAAAACAAAAACAAATTGTCAGCAGGATATGACGAAAAAGAAGATGAAAGATAAATACAATGATTTAATTGATTGTTACTTACTGGCATCAAATTAGAACGATATAAAGATAAATTCCCAGTAGAATCAAAACCCAAAAGATTATTTGACCTATTAGATATGGATGGCAAAGTTAAATTTGTTGTTCCTGCTGGTTCACTATCTGGAGCCAATATTGTTTTATTAAGTTTTTCTAAAACTTGGAGATCAAATAAAGCCAATTTATCAAATTCATTTTCATGAAGAAAAGCGTAATAAGACGAATTGTTCTTAATGGATGTACCTTGTAAACCCGTTTCATTTGATAAAATAGAAAGATGATAACCTGATGTAAGATTATTCGTGAGTGTAATTGAACCACCCTTTGTAAAATCAGAGGGAGCCTTTGTTCCAGTGGCAGTAAAATCAATATTTAAAACAAGTATGGTATCGTTTCCACTAGAATCGGTTACAATAACTCCAAGTGTAGTAATATCAAAAACCGTAAATGGAAATGTATATGGACCAGTTATTCCCGACCCTGTATAATCTTGTCTTATTGATTGCGATGAAATTGTCATCCAAATCTCCTAAGTAAAAATTATGTCATAAAAAAATATATTGTTCAATATTGTTATTCACCTTCTCCTGGCTTTTTCAAACTAATCTTTGCTCTTCTTGAAACCAAATCCTGCCATCTTAAATTATCATGTTTACACGCATCTGTGAAATTGAATACCCAACTATTGAAGATTTGTGGACTTTTTGTAACTAATTGGGCTGCTTTTAAACTATCCTCTGAATCCTTTTCTGTCCATTTACCAGTCTTGAAAAAGTCACCAACATCAACCGCTGGTTGTAGATATTCCTGGGCTATCGAATCTACTACATCTAAATGAAGTTCTTTTGTATATGATTTTCTGCCTTTTATGAATTTTTCTCCCATCCAACTCAAAGCAGTTCCAGCAAGTGGTATTGTTTTAGCAGTGGTTTCGATTGTTCTTAAAGCTATATTTGTTTCTGGTTTTTTCCACTTATTTTCTTCGGGAGCATTCCTTACTGCTTCTCTCATCAGATATTCAGTCGTTCCTTGTGCCATGATATAAGCCATTCCACAAGCCGCAATATAAGCCGCCATTGGTTTATCGCCATTCTTCCAACTTAATTCCATCATCTTTTTATCCAGAACAATTTTCTGAAACATCATGGAAGCGAATGAATAAGCGGGAGCGAATATTCTTCCAACAATACTTCTTTGAACTCCCGTCCTTTCAAGAATAGAACCCGTCCCGAATTGTTGTTTAATAGTTTCATCAGCTATATCCACGGCCTTTTGTTTATCCATCTTTCCAATGTTTTCGTGATATACGTCCCACCATTTTGCGTAAACATTTCCAGCATCGGCAATCCTCTCAAAAACAAATCCGAATCTATTGGCCCTATCTAAAGCATTTGCCGCATTACCAATAGAATAAGCACTCGGTTTTGTGGGATTCCATTCAACCGGACCTCTTTTTAAATCTTCCAAAGATTGTGTTTCGACTTCAAAACCAGTTGGCCTGTTTTTCATCATCGGAGATAATTCATTTATGCGATCAATGACAGGGTGAACGCCACCATTCTCGTATATCTCTTTTACGAATTGTAACTGTGTATTGCAATATGTTTTGATGGCCGAAATTGGATTTCCTTGCTTCACTGTCTCATCATGCAGGGTGCTTAGAACATCTGAACTCCATTTTAAAGGAGTCATCAATGGACGATAGGCTATCGTAGACATGAATGATTTATAAAAAGGCGTCAGGAAATTCCTTTCAAAACTTCCCATTTCAGAATTTTTTGGAGCCGCAATATAAGTTAACCATTTTTGAAGATTTTTATATCCTGAAACACTCAACGAGTCTTGCAATGCTTTCATAACTTCTGGTTGATTTATAAATCTCTGTACATCAATTAGTGGTTTCCTAAAAGCCAAATCGTGTTCGACTTCTTCGATATGATTGAAAAGGACATTCTCACTAAGACTCAATGGTTTATCTACCGAATAAATCCTTCCTTTGGCATATCCTCGTTCTGGTGTTTTTCTGGAATTATTTGTTTGAAGAAAATCATTCAACGGTTTATCTAATGGATTTATAATAGAAGCTTTGGTTTGATCGTATTCGGCTGGAAAATAACCACCTCTATAAACACCATGAGGCCCAATAATCATTCTTGCCTCTATTTGTTCAGGTTCTACTCCCCTTGCATCCCTTTCAAGCCTAACAATATCAGGCCATTTTTCTTCAAGAAAATCCCACACGGATTGGCAATAATCCCAATCCTTCTTGCTGAGATTAGATACCATTAAATCCGCTTGTTCTCTTGTTAATTTTTCTCCATCAAAAACCCTTCTAAGATTTGATTCATTCCCCATATTCAACAGTAATTGTCTTAGTTGAGAATTGTCTATTGGATTTCCTTTTTGGTAAAAATCAAAAGTATATTTTTTATCTTTTATTTTTTCCCATTCTCCTTCCAAATAATGTTTATCCACAATCGCTTGTAATGCCCTTGTCCTATTTTCAATAGCCGTAAAGTAATTGCCCTCACCATGACTTAATGGCCTATAAATAAAATCGTGGAATGGCCCATTATCACCCCCATCAGCGATATGAGCTATCGTCAATGTCCAAGTGAGTTTACCGGCCCAATGGCTCGGTTTTTCTGTAATAACATCTTTTATTATTTTAAAAATTTCTTGTTTGTTTGGGTAATGTTGAATTTCATTTTTATCTTCATATTTCATTCCAAGTATATCGTTCAGGCGATCTATTAATTGTTTCCCGCATTCTGACATTCCCTGCTTATATTCTCCGGTCAATCCCTGTTTTTCTTGTATCCCATCATGGGCTATGACAAGAATTGAATTCTTTATATCCCGCAATTCACCAAAAGTGAGTTCCTTCATCGGCTTCATTGACTTTAAAATATCTGGTGGAATAATAGTATCCATCCCACGACACAATGGCCTTTTTCTCGAAAGAAAATCCTCAATAGATTCTCTTTTCCATTGCTTATCTTTCCCAAGAATCATCCCTGTTTTGTCGGCAATCTCATTGGATACTTGTTCATAAGAACGAAAATCTTTTTTGGCTTCTTGTAATATTCCTGTTGCAATTTTTTGGTCAGTTGGATCAACCGCCATTGACCCCATTTTCGCACCAATACCTTCGGTTATTACATCAATCGCTTTAGTGTGTCCATAAGACATGTTCATCAAATCATCACCACGTTTAGCATATTTATTGATTACTTTTTTACATTTAACATTTTCTGCCATATTCTTCCATGCTTGAATAGCAAGAGCATGATTCAAAAGCTGTTCATCTTTGGCTTTCCATGCGCCCTGAATATCTCCTTTATTCATTGCCTTCTCATAAGCAACCGCAGCTTTCTTTTCGGCAAGATAAAATGTTCTTGGATTGATAGCTTCTTTTGAAAGTTTTGAGTTCAATATTTTTTCTGCATCATATTTAATTTGAGCTTTTTTAACTTTAGTTTCAAAGTCTAATTGACGTTTCCATTCTGCATTAGCTTTCTGTTGTTCTTCGCCCAACCCAAACCACCAAGAAACTTTCTCAAGAGCATTATCGGATTCTTTCTTGAAGGCTGGTAGTGCACTATTTTTTCCTTCACATATGCGTCTTAAAATTGCAGATTCAACGGCCAAGGGATGAAGCGTATCCTCGGTATGAAGTGCTTTCTCGGATTCCTCCTTGAATTGCGGTGTATCTTTTAATGGTGCTTCATGCGAAACCATCGCATTATCAACTAAAGTTTTAATTTCTTTTTGGGAATCATATCCTTGAAGCAAGTGGGCTAAATCTATTGGGTCAACGCCATTTATTTCTTTCCACCCTAATTGTCTTTCAATAGAAAATCTTATTTTTTCTTCTTCGGTTCCTTGTCCTTTAAGAATATCCGAGCAAGCTTTCTCAACATCAATTCCGGAATCTTTAAGATGATTAAGAGCAATAGTTCGAGGGTCATTTTCGATTTTTTCGGTGGCCCATTTCGTAAATTGTTCACGCTTCTTTTCAACTGCATTTTGGTTAGCAGGAGTTGTTTCTTTTTCCTGCTGTTTATTAAGTTCAGATTCAGCCTTTTCGATAGCTTCATCTTTAATTTTCCCGATATACTTATTTAATTCATCTGGCAACCCAGGATAAGATTTATTGGTGAACCCGATTTCATCGGAAGATTGTTTAACGGCATCTCTTGATGCCTTCTCGTTTTCAGTCAATGGTTTTTCTTTTGGAATAATAATATTTTTAAAAACTTCAATAGTTTTCTTTATTGCTCCTGGTTCTTGTGGTTTCGTTTCAACCTTTTTTGTTTCTTCTTTTAGTTCATTTGTTGTTTTTCCTTGTTCCGATAACTTGGTATCATTAATTAAACCTTCCTCTGCTGGAGTTCCATGAATATGCGTCATCCAAGTTTGCATCGGAATTTTCAAATGTCCGGTAGTTGGTCTTAATTTAAATTCCTCATAAGATTCTGATAATCCCATTTCCTTTGCTTTTTCCTCGGCTTCATATCCATGAAACTTATTCCATGCCTCAAACGGGACATAAACATTCGCCATAGGAGTATCGCCAACATTGGACTTGATAATGTCGGATAAAATATTTGGGTTACGTTTTCCGGCAGGGATTTCATCAGAAATTAAGCCCATCTCTTTAATGAATGCCTTTTCATTATCATTTATTGTTTTTTCATATTCCAAAAAATTTATTTCTTTTGTTTCTTTTGTTTTGGCATGTGGAATTTCAATAGTAGGAACAACAGATTCTATTGCGAATTTATTTGCTTCATTTATTTTTGACTCTTTAGCTTCTTCTTTTTCAACAAAACTCTTTAGTAATATTTCTTTTTCTGTCAGAGGGTGTTCCATTCCACGCGCTATTGCTCCAGCACCAGCTAATCCAAAAATTCCTCCCAATACCATTGATGACGGGCCAGCTTTTTTTATTTTATCGTCCAATCCATCAAAAGCATTTGGATCGACTCCCATCACTTTATCGGCAAAAGCTTTTGAATATAATTGGATGGCCGATAACCCATACATACCAACCGCCGACGTTCCTATAGTTGCTCCTATTTGTAATATTCGTTGACGTGTGGCATTAACTCCGATTGTTGAAACCATTTTTGTTGCGGCATCGGTCAATGGTCCCAAAGATAATCTTCCAAGGCCATACCCCATTGCGCCTTGAATAGAAGCTGTTCCCATCGCTTGTAATGGCGTGGCTCCACGCTCGGTAGCTTCTTGGTGGGCTTGAGCAAAAGATGAAATCCCAAAGAAAAATGGTATAGCTTCAACATTCCCTGTATAAGCTAATCCCAACATGGCCGAAGTTGTTGGTATGGCTTCCCCGAAACTTTCAAAAAGACTATCTTGTGTCTCTGATTTATAATATTTGGCGAGTTTGGCGTATTGGTTCTTATCTTCTGGAACTCCCATAATGTGTGCGGCGGCAGAAGCCGATTGAAGATAGCCTATATATGCACCTTCTGGTAAATCTTCAAACCATAATTTTGGGTCAGTCGCTTGTGTATATAGATTTCCAAGAGTATGAATGAGATTAAATTTGTTTACATGGTCCTCAAGCTTTTTCGCCCCTTCCATGCTTTCTGTATCTGACATTTGAATCATTGTGTTTGGTTTAGATAAAACATTATGGGTAATTGGATTGTTTTCTTTCATATCTTGAAAATATTGAGGAGATTTAATATCTCCAACATTTTGTAGTTGTTCAAAATGTTGTTCGACATATTCAGGAGATTCATTAATTTGATAGGCTGTTTTTGAGATTTGAGAGGCTTTATCTGGAGATGTTTTTTTTGCTTCTAAATAATCATTGTGAATAGGATCAACCAAATCGGGAGGTTGGTCGTTAGAAACTTTATCAACCAAATCGGGAGGTTGGTCGTTAAGCTCGGTTGGAGACATTATCGTTCAGACCAAATACCGTTTGGATTCTTGGACATAATCCAATCAATATTTCTTTTGGTTATAGGCATTAATTTTTCATTTCCAGGTAATTGATTTCTTTTAATGATTGATTGAATTGCATTTAAAATTGGTTTTCCTGGTTCAAAAGCATCCGCACCATATTGTTTTTCAAGTTCTGTTTTTTCAGCCAAAACATCTCCGGCATATTGTTTTGGTAAATAAGACTTCATTGTTTCAAAGGCTTCTTGACCAATTTGTGATTTTAATTTTTCTTCTTCTATTTCATTTTTTGGTTTAGGGAAAAAAGTTCTTTTAACAAATCCGCCCTTAGTTCTTTCATCAACTGCTTTTTGGTATCTATTTTTTAAATCTTTTACGCTTTCTCCTGGTTCTCCACCTGAAATAAAATCAGACATAAAAGAATCATAAGAATCTAAATCTTTTCCAAACCAACTTTTTGTTTCTTTTCTGATCTGATTCCATTTAGCTTTATAAGTGGGATTGCTTCCTGTATCATATTTATTCTTTACACTTTCTAATTTCATAGCATCCATTGGCCCCAAATCTCCAATTTTAACCGCATCATCTATCATTTCTTGGGTAGTTGTTCCGTCTAATATTCCTTCGTGTAATCTTTCTAAAATAGCCGGTTTAGAACCCTTTGGATTCTGTAAAGTTACCGCTTTCAATCTTCTTCTTTCGGCACTTACATCATCGCAAGGTCCAAATTTTGGGTCATTTCTCATATTAAGAACTTGGTCAAAACTATAAGCTTGTTTTCCTTGATTTCTTAAATCACGTTGTTGAATTACAAAATTATAAAATGATTCATCAGCATTTTGCTTTCCCCTTCTTGAATTAACATTGTAATCTTGCATTAAAGTTTTTATATCTCGTTGAACGGCAAACGATTTATTAGTTTGATCGTTATATTTATTAAATACATATTGTTCGACTTTTTCTTTATCAATTTGACCGTCGGATTGCATAAATTCTTTATGACCTAAAATATTTTTTTGCCAATCATCTTTTGCGGTTTGGATCGCTACGCTTAGAGCTATTTGTTTTTGTGCGGTCTTAAAATAATTTTCAGTAATCATTCCTTTATTAAAAGAATCTTGTAAAAATTGAAATGCTCCATTGGCATCGTTTCCATTTTTCTTTTCAGTTACAACAGCATCAATTATTCTTTGATTTTGTAATTTTTCATAAGCATCAGATAAATCTGGACTTGATTTTGTATGCTCCGAATTTTGCGAACATTTATCATGGGTTTCTTTTAATATTTGATTAATTTTATCCGGGTCATCTGCTGCCAAAGACGCTTCGATTGCTTTTGATCCAAAAAAATCATCCAATCCTTTTGCATAAGCAATCGGAATTTGAGATGCAACATGTTTATTGATTTCCTCGTTTAAATCTCTTTTATAGGTTTTTGTTAATAAAGCAAAAGAATCTTTTTGATGTTGATCTTTTATGTTTTTACCTAATTCACCAGCACTCTTTTCAAATTCATCAATAGATTGTGGCGCAACTTGAAAAGAATCGGAACCTTGATAAGTTCTGGCTCGGCCAAGAATATTTGTCTTTATATCGCTTAATTGAGTCTCATATTGATTTTGAACTGTAAATTCCGCTTGCTTCTCGAATTGCTTATTCATTTCCTGCAAACCAGAAGTAATGGCTTCGGTTCCTTTTTGAAATTCTTCGGCTTCCCCTTGGCGTTCTGGAATTTTTATTCCAAAATGAATTTCTGGAGCAATCTCCGGTTCAATCGCAGGTGCTTTGATGGGAGGCTCAACAATAGGTGTTCTCATTGCCATTAATCAGTTACCCCCAGGCCAGGAAGAGCTTTTAATCCACTTCCTACGAATTGAGCAATTCCGCCAAATAAACCCGCACTTTCGGCTTCATTGGCCTTTATCGTATCCAGTTTCGATTCGGAGGTATCTTGCATTTGTTGGGCCTCATATCCAAAGGCTTTCATGAAAGCATTGTTCCTTAAAGTGAAAATATCTTTACCGGTTATATTTGCTGTTTCATTAGTAATCTGACGAGAAGCAGGACTACTGACATTTATTCCTTGAGCGGCTTGGGCGGCTCGTTCTGCCCCAATCATTTGTGCGCCCTTTTCTTCTATCTGTCCTTCTTTCCAGATTTCTTGATTCCATAATTGCTTTACACTAATTCCAGCTTCTTGTGCGTTAAATCCAGCCTCTTGCGCTTTAAAACGATAATCCATTCCAGTTTCATTTCCCTTAAGAATGGATGTAGTTAATCCTCCCACTCCATTTAATAAACCGGAAATACTTTCCATCAATGAATCTTGAGGAAATGGAGTTTGTTGAGAAGATTCTGTGTTCATTCTATTTTCCTATGCTCGGCATATCAACCGAAAATCCTACAGCCGAAAAGTTACAAGGTATCGGATCAAGACTACGAATAAAAAGGTTTGACCCATACCCAAAATCACCAGAAAAATCAACAAGAACAAGTCCCGTAGTCAAATCAACAGATGAATCATAACCAGCAATTTCCCTTATCTTTGCTTCAATCAATCCATAATGATAATCGGGATTTTGAATTGGTCCCATTTGATTTTGAGGTGCTGATGGATTAGTGTTTGGATTCTTATCACCAACCCAAAATCCTTGAGTCGAGTTTACCATGCAAGCGGCTTGTTTTAATCTTGTTTTTTTATTGATAAGGGAATCTTTTGGTTCTTGGTCAAAATTTAAAGTTTCTAAATCTGAAAAATATGGAAATCCAATAATAATCACCACTGCTGGTTCTGGAATGTTAATTGTACCTCTTGAAATAATGGCCGTTTCGCCACGTTTTAAATTATATGGGTTGGATTGAACCATTCCATCCCCGACTATCGCAACTGGACCCCCAATGGGAATTCCGGTTATTGTGGTTGTGGCATGACCCCAAACCGTTAAAGCTACACTTCGCATATTGGTATAAATGGTTCCATCTGTTCCATAAGCATTAGTTCCATCTGGTACGGTCCCTTCAACCGTTCCAGTAACTACAGTAGAATTTGTTCGTGTCTCAATTTGGAATTTAACTTGAGTTCCTCGTGTAACCAAAAGACCATTCGAATAAACATCTTGACCTTCCAAAAATATCCAGTCCCCGACCATGTTATTTGTAAAAAATGCGGCACTAGCAGTCAGAGTTAAATTCTGCGTTCCATCCCATTTGGTGCTTCCTGATGTAAGTGATAAAGTCATAGTAGTTGTTGGAGCTACGGTTGAATTCCTTCCATCAACAATAATTGCTCCATCCAAATAATTTGCGTCCCTCAAATCAGTCCATTGATCGCTGGACATTCTTTCGATCTCCCATTTTGAAGTTAAATCAGATTGTGTTCTTTCACAAGTAATATAAACTGCCGTTTCTAATCCTTCTTGTACACAACAAATATTTCCCCAAGTTCCTTGCGTATCACGCCTAAACCAAGACCCACTAAGCCCTTGTTCTAAATTATAAGGTGTACCGATTAGAATTCCATCATCTCTCACGGCCCAAATTGTACTATCATAAATCTTTTGAAAATCCCAATCGGTAATAGCATAACCTTCAACAAGATGTTTTGAATAAAGAGTTAATTCATTACTAGCCGCAAGATAAGTCATTCCATAGGGAGTTATTTGTAATTGCAAGTCACGAATTATGCTGGTATTGGCTTGCAAGAAAATAATGCTTTTATTTATTTTTAATGGATGAAGTTTTGCGGCGCCATTAAACATCTGGCGAGTTGAGTTTATTTCTTCGGGCGTTATCGTTCCCGTTGAATCTCCCCTGAAAACAAATTCGTGCTGATCTGTAAAAACAACCAAGAATCCAAAATCGATCATATCTTGAATAATTGAACCCGATTCCGACCATAAAGTTTGTTGAACAATAGCATCATCAGATTGAATATTTTGATGATCTGTGAAATTTTTCGGAAACCCAGTTCTACTAGCATTGAATTCAAGAGGATTAGAACTGGTTGATGCCAACATTAATCTCTGTTGGAAAACTTCAATTTTAGATGGATAATTTCCGGGTGTTTGAAAAAGAGCATTATAACTTGGTGGATCAACATTCAAATCAATCGGAACCCCGATATCAATATAACTTAATTGATAGGTTGAAGCGATAAATCCAAAACCAGACCCATCATTTCGATAAATGTTATAAAAAATAGTGTTATTTTCATTCTGTTGGTCTAAACTATTCCAACTGATAATATTTGTATTTGTTGGAGAAATAATACTATTTAAACCAGTGTTTAGAATGTTTGGATAAGCCTGCCCGGTAATAGAACTCGGAATAATAAAATCACTACTATCAATTCCTTGTAAAACAAAATTATTTGAATCAATCAATCCTATTTTATAAGGTTTCGAATCCAATAGAAAAACACCAGTACCAAGAAGAGTGATTATATCTCCATTTAAAAATCCATGAGATGATGCAGTTATTATGCAAGGATTACTTTTACTTATAGCGGTTATTGTAATAGCCGTTGATGGTTTTGCTATACCACCAGTCCCTGTTGATGCTTGTCCTCCTGGAGGATTATATGCTCCCGAAATATATCTGGAATTTAAATAAGAAAAAGTAAATGAAGTCGTTGATGGAACCGTGTCAATAACAACCGTTTGTCCATTTTGATTTTTTGTTCCGGTTTGTGTAATACCAAAAAACGTAACAGAATTTCCAGCAGGAAATCCATGGGCACTAGAGGTTATAACTGTAACGATATTATTATAAACATATTCATAACCCAAAATTTGATAAAAAAGATCGGCAGGATTTCTTCCATTATCAACAGGAGAAACTATTGTCAATACAGAAGTTGTAGACATACTTATGAGTGCCTGTTGTGAACCCAAAAATCCAACCAAACCAGGATAACTTTCTTCTCCGGTTTTTGCATTAACTGTAGTAACCATATATTTATATGAATAAGTTGATTGTCCAATTGGGGTAGCAGTCATATTAAAAACATTAGATTTTTGAAGTTGCGTAAATGGAATTTGGGTGCAATAAAAAACTGGTTGTTTCTTATCTGGATTTGAATAAATTATTTGTTGTGGCGGATAATTTGGATGAACAATATAAAGAACACCATTTACTTGCCGAAATTTAATATCCTGTGCTTCCAAATTAGTAAATGGAGATTGTATAGAATACCCAGGTAAATAAGATTTTACCCAATAATTTGCCCATCCAGTTGTAACCCCAGGCTGAATATTCAAATTCTGCAAACTAGTATAAATCGCCGTGTAATAATAAGTTGATCCATCACCTTCAACTGTCTGACCCGGAACATAAGTTGTCGAACCAGACCAAGCTGTTAAATCAGGAGAAACAAATTCACCATCTTTTATAAAATAAATCGCATTATCCACAAACTCCAATATATAACTTTCTTGTGGGCCGATAATAAAAGGAATTAAACGAGGACTTGAAGTTAGAGTATTACTTCCAGGGACAATTATTGTCCCTGGACATTTTTTTAGTTTCCCACCTCGATCAATCTTGAAATTGCGGCATGTCTTGAGGGAAATCGGATATTGTTTTAAGGTCTTATCATTCCAAAATTCAGGAGCAATCTCTCCGCCCCCAAAATTACTCTGGAGAATTGTTTCCATTCAAAATTCTCCTTATGGGGTGTAATTGGACGGCTCCATTGCCAATCCATTCTTTTGATACGCAAATCTGTATCCGGTTCTTGATTTTGTCAATTCCCCTACCATCTGGAACGGCGGTTTAGCTTCCATTCTGTCATGGGCCATTGCTTGCTGCATTGCGGCCATCCCTAAAGCCAAATTCTTTTCCCTTAAATCAACCATGCCAATATTAGGCATTGAGGGAGCGGCCCATGCCGCTAACATCAAAGAAAAAGCCCAAATAAATTCAGCTGGGAAAAATTGAATACTTTGATAATTTTGAATGTATTGAATCATTGGGACAATATCACCAGAAGTGATTGTAAAATTCGTGGTGGGCGGGAACGGACTTGGGATGGGTTGTGTCATATTGGAAACGGCGGAAGTTAAAGCAGTGGATGGCCCCCAATCGGTCAAAATTAAACGGCCTTCAGAATCATTCATGAAATCGAATGGAATCATATTTGTTCGGTCGTCTAATTTTTCGCCATTCCAAAATCTTACCAAGAAATGACAATCAGCCGGATACCGATAAGCAAATTTATACTCTTGAGTAGGGAAACAAATGATAGGTTCTATATTGGCATAAGTAGTTGCGAATTTCCAAGAATAACCGCATAAAACAGTTGACATCCAATAATCAAAAAGAGTTCTTAGAATCTTGCATTCCGAAGAATCATCGGTATCCAAATCGGAAATTTGTGTTCCAATTCCTAAATGAGCGAGTGCTAAATTGGCGATCTCGGTTTTAGCATTCATTTATAACAATCTTCTGTGTAAGATTTTGCATAAATTGTTTCGGTCGTTGGGAGAGAATGATGAAACTTAGTCTTTGCCACCAATGCAAAATTTGCTTCCTTCCGAATCGCCGGGCTTAAAGAATGTTTCGCTGCTTGAAGTCTGGCAATAGGAATTTTTTGTCCTTTCGGAATTCCCAATGCCCGGTGAAGTTTACCTTTATGACTCGGTTTTATATTAATTGCCATTACATCTTCCCAGGAGCATGATGGGTATGAACTGGCTCATGGTGAGCCTTCCCATGTTTAGGATGAGCTTTCCCAGCTTGGTGCATTGCTATTGCAATGCTCTGGGCTTGAGGATGACCCGCATGACGAAATTCAGAAATGTTTCTACTGATTACAGCCTTGCTTGAACCTTTTTCAAGAGGCATCTTAACCTCCGCTTGCTGTCTTTAATTGGGTGAGGATCGCATTCATAACTTTTTCTCGTCCTCCACCTTTCAACGCTTTTTCATATTCAAGCCACATATTCAACTTGCTTGCATCCGAAGTTTTGTTAACAATCCTGACAGCATTCGCATCTGTCATACCTGTTAACTTTCCGACAAACTCTCCTGTGTCGGAATCACCGACCGATGTATTCGCCCCTGGAGTAACAGTAGGAATATTCCTGCCCCACTTAGTCGGCATTGAATCTTCGGGGTCAATATTTGGTTGCGCGCCACGATTGGCGGGTTTCATGTATTCAGGTGAATACCAATAATATTTTAAGAACAATTCTTTATCTTCTTTTCCCCATCGTCTTGCCATTGGAGAAGTTTTAATCGTGTGAAGCCGATGTTCGTATTCAGTCATTTCAACCGTATCGGCATTAGGATTGGCCGAAACCCTCACATTAAAATGAGTAATGAGTCTTTCTTTTTTCGGATTTTTTCCATCTTTTTCAAATTCAACATCTGAATCAATTTCATGAACTACTAGTGTATCAGGAATTGAAAAAATATCACCACCATGAACAATTCGATTATAAAAAAATGCCCTTGGATGACCTTTCTTATCCAATGTTTCCCATTCCTTGATTTCAACAATCATGTAAACCTCCGAAAAAGAAATAGTAAGAAACCCCGGTTTTTCCAGGGCTTCTTACATTTTTTAGCTCCCGATTAGGGAGTGTAATTCGCCGGTTGAGCCTGATAAGCACTCCACTCGGATTTATTCAGGAGATAAGCTGTTATCGTCATGTTCGTAGTCCCAGTTCCGATCATGCTCAATCCAACATACTCATAAATTAATGAGTTTGGAGAAATGGACAGAAAGAAACCATTCTGGAAACCAGCCAAAGACGGATTGATACGAGCATCCGTACTTTGGGCCATGGGACCAGTTTGAGCCACATTAACCGTGTTGCTGGTCAAGGCAGCGGTATCACCGTTCTTAACAATGAAGTTGTAGGTTTCGGATGATGTATTCGTAACCGCAGTCACGAACACGCCAATACCCACCTCTTCTCCGTTTTCCATGTGACGCTTGACCGCTTGCTGATCGATAGAATAAGTCAAAAGCGTCTCAGTGGTATTAGTGAGGGTTACCCCACTAGCAATTAAATTCTGGACATCTAATACTGGCATTTTTTTTCCCCTTTCCTTTTATTTTTACGAAACGTTTGATTCGGTCAGGAGAGCCTGATCGTTAATCCCGATTTGAATATCGGAATAATGCCACATGAACGAAGGAGTGTAAGCCATCTCATAGCCACCCTTCGCAAGACCCGCGCCCTGAATGACGGTGGACTTGATCTGATGACGGAGATTCCTTTGAGCAGGACGAGGCATAAACCATTTGTAAATCGGCTTAGTGCTTTCTACTCCCGGCTCCGGGGGAAGATTCGTTTCCTCTGGTAGACGAGAAATCGCTTCGTCCATCTGGAAAGTCAAATCTGCTCCAGTCTGAGCATTAAGATTCGGATAATCAACATTAGCGATGCGAACAATATTCCGCCAGTCAGCAGGGAAAATTCCGAAGTCCATCGTGAACTCATCAAGATAGACAGCCAGTTTTCCATTTGCGCCGCCGGTTGAATCAACAGCATTCGTAATCGGACGCAAGCCCCAATCCCTGTGATGGATACCGGCAATTGACCCCTTCGGGAAAATTCCCGTCAAGGCAAAAGGCCCAAATCCAATCAACCAGATAGAAAGATTCGTATTATTCGTGCCACCAGCATTGATGACATTTTGAGCATTCGTTGCGCCGCTGATCGCTCCAAAACGCATCGAAAGGCCATTGATATCAGAAGGATTCGACCCACGATTCCCGTAGAAGGAAAGATAAGTGAATTTTCGACCCATAGCCCGAATGCGTCCTTGCGATTGACGGACTCGGAATGATTCGGGGTCGCCACCATAATTGGCAACATCCTCATCAATCTCGATCCAATCTTTGATTTGAGCGACAGTTTCCTCGATTTGCGTCCAAGTTCCATAAGAACTCAGAACACCACGGTTCAAAATGCGCGTGGAAGGAAGTGGAGCCGTTGTTTCGACTGAAACCATGTGGCTCCGGGCTTGGTTCGTTTCAGTCCAAACGCACCAATTAACCCAAGCATTGCACTGTGAAAGAGAATAAACATGAGGAAGTAATTTCCCTTCCTGGTCACGCTCCTTGGCCGCATCTACTATCGAAGGATAGTAGGTGGTATTGGCTGTAGTCATTTGTGTCTCCTATTCGTTAGTATCTTTTTAAAGTTTGTGGACCTGGGTTCATCGGGTCGTATGGTTTTCCATCTTTACCCGAATAAACTTTTTGTCCGATCGTCTGTGCAGGTGGCGGAGGAGGTGTTGGTTTATCACCAAGCGAAACCAAAGCCGCATCTCCAGCATTCTCCGCAAATTTCACCAATCCCTTGATAACTTCGGGATTATGAATTAAATAAAGACCCTTCAATTCTTTCTCATAAAAGTCTTTCCCGAAAAGAGTCGTTAAAGCTCTCTCGGCAAGCTGACTTGTACGATTAAGATTTTCGCCTCCAAGCTTCGCATCAGAAAGGATTTGTTTGTCCCAGGCATCGGCCATTGCTTTCAAGCGGGCGTCCCCATAAGCGGCAATTTCCCTGAAATTTTGAAGTTGGTTCTCGAAAACTTTTTGCGCCTCGGCTAAAGGCATTTTATTTTCGATAAGCGATTTTGCGGTTGTTTCCAACTTCCCCTTCAAGAATTCAGATTCGGCTTCGTTGATTTTTTCTGGAAGCTTTAATTGATCCGCTTTTGAAATCAGTTCAACCTTAACTTCCGCTTTTGCGGATTCTGCCTTTACCGGCTCGGCAGGTTTAGGCTCAACAGCTTTTGTAGGCACAGCCTCCGCTGGCGGTGGAGCAACCGGCACTGGTGCGGCTGGCGCAGGTGGAGTTGCAGAAACGGGTGCGGCTGGTGCAGAAGATCCCGGGCTTGCGGGTGCGTGGGCTTCGGAACCTGCGGCGACTGATTCGGGCATTCAAATCTCCTTTTTGTGCTGAAAATAAAAAAGGATGGCTTGTTTTCACAAGTCACCCTCGGTTCTTCCGTGAGGCAAATTCAATTTTCAAAATCTATAATAAACCCTATTTCCTTTTTTAGTCAATGTTTTTCATTTAAACGGATTTTTAATGCGTCTTTATCAAGTTTAAATTCAAAATCAACGCCAACAAGATTTCCTGCTATCCATGTTTCAATTCGCTTACAAAATCGCATGTCTTTTGCTTTTTCAGATTCTTGAAGAATTACTAATTTTTCATTCTCTGTCAGCATTTGGTTTTCTTCCTCGTTTTTCATCAAGCTTTTTTGTCTGTCTTTCAATTTCTGAATCATCCTGTTGGCGTCTTATCATTTGTTCTCTTTCCATGTTCATCCATATTTCTCCCCCAACATAGAAAGATATTTGATTTCTAATGAATTGAGCGCATCCTTGTTTTGCGGCTTTTTCAGCCATCTTTTGCCCGTTACCATCAAAGACGTAATCATAGAGCCCAAATTTATCCATTAACTGCCAAAGAACTCTACGCCCCGGTTCAGTACTTAAAATCGCTTCCCATGCCTCTTGTTCTTTTCTTTGAGAAACATTTAAAATTTTATCTCTTATGGCAAGATATTCCGGGTCATCCGTTTTAATCACTTTTAAGTACCTTCAGGAGAATTGGATTGAGTTTCAGAAATTCCAGCATGAGCGGCGGCTAAATCTTTTGCACCCTTTCCAATTTTAGGCAACGCTTCGGTTTTGGCTTGAGCCGCCATCTGTTGCGCCCGTTGTTGTCTTATGGCTTGTATTTTATCAGTTCCATTTATGAGTTTCCCAGGGAGATTACAAGCAACAAAATATCTCCGCCCCATTTCATCTAAATTAAATACATCTAAAATTTGTGGATATATTTTTGCGGCAGTTTCCAAAAATAACAAACCTTTATCGTAACCGGAAGTCTGTAGAATTTTTAGAGCGGCGGGGATAGCTGAAATGACATTAAACTTCAACCCCTTTGCGGCGAGTTGGGGAGGAGGTGGCCCAACTGCGCCGCCTTGCTTAAAAGCACCTTGACGCGAAAATATCGAGAACATGACACGGAACATCGGCTTAATCCATTCGTGTTCAAAGTTTCCATACATCGGAGCCAGGATATTATAATTTTCTTGAATTCTTTGAAGCCAATAAGTCGCTGTTTCGGGTTGCGTCTTATCAGTATTGGCAATCATCCTGAAAACATCCGCAAAACAAGTTTTGTCAATGCAAGTTTTTAATTCCATTCTTTTTTCTTGAATGGCTTTTAGATCGGGTTGGATTTGATAAGCGGGCCGGAATCCTTCGCCTTGTTTTGCCGCTCCTGGAGCAACATTCAAGAACCCTGGAATTGTCCCCATTGGGTATTGCCCAACTTCGGGTGGGGCAACCATTGGGGGTTCAATAACTTTTGCAACGGCATTATTCCACATTCCGGTTGCACGGAATATTTCCTTTACATCACCAAGAGCCTTCCGCCCAGGTCCATCCACTCCATAAGCATCGGTAGGTTGGCGAAACCATCGAAATACGAAAACCGGAAAGTCATCAAAACCTTTTTGCTGAATAATTCTTTTTTCGGTTGAATCCCTCATGTAATAACTTGCTTTGTATTTTTTGAATCTGGAATTGTATTTTGCTTTTGTAATATCATAATCAAGATTTGGTTCTATCGCCCAAACCATATTCCAAGGATTCTCACGTTGTTTTGGGTCATTCCAAGCGAATTGATAAGTCGAAGCAAGATTTGAAACATTAGGTTGGCCCTTAGAATCTTTAGGGCAAAACAAATCAACAATCTGTCTAAGTTTAAATCGAGTCTCAAAAATAAAAGTATCAACCATCCCTATCCCGTTATTTGAACAATAATAAGACCCCATTGGGAATACGGTATATCTACAGCGATTTTGGAAATCTTCTTCACACATCATCGCGGCTGTTAAAAATCTAGACCCAGCCCGATAGAAGATTGGTGCCTCTTGGTAAAAATTTGAATTCTGAAAAGTCCATTTATAAAGTTCATTTAATTTATGACACCAGTCCAAAGAAGGTTCATCGGTTTTTAATTCCTCATCTTCTGGTTCGATGGAATGCCAGTCTTGGTTTTCGGGAGTGATGCCCGTACAAAGACCTGCTTGAAGCGTATCAAATGCTAGGAACGGGTATGAAGTAATTTTTACGTCATCAAAATTTGGGAAACCGGAAGAGGATGGGTCCCAAATTACAAGATGGGGGTCTAACCAACGATTAATTTCCTCCCAAGTATCTAAATACGCAGCTCTATCAACCATGAGTCGGCTACGCAACATTTCGAGCCGCATGTATTCATCGGCTTGTTCATTCTCATTAGGTTGAGGAATGACTTCTGATTTCGGTGGGGTTTCTATCATCCTAATTTTCCTCTTAATCCGCCTTGGTTTGAAACAGAAAGAGGATTTGAAAAAGGGCTATTTTTAGTTTGAAGTTGTTGCTGAAGATTTTCTTGTAATTGTCTTTGAGCGAGTTCAGCGGGTTGAGCTTGTTCGATAGCAAGTTCTTGTTGTTGTTGTGCGATTAAATTATTTTCATTCGTGGCGAGAGTGTTCAAAGTACTTTGGGCTTGGTTATTTGAGTTTGAACCATTGACAAGTCCAATAATGGAACTAAGACCACTTAATCCCAATCCAATTCCACCTAAAGCACCACTCATGTTTTTCTCCTAAAGAGGGATAGCCCTTCGCCCAATTTATACTCGCCATCGGCCGCTTCCGGTCTTTCATGGTCTTGAAAGACTTCAAGATTTAATTCAATCAGGCCCGTTTGTGATTAAATCCAAACCGATACTTTTCAAAAAGGTAACCAAGGGCTGAACGCCTCCATCGTTCCTTTCGGAAGGTCCATGGAGCTTGGACCAAACTCCATGAAGCATGACGATTAAATCACTACCCCATAATTTGGTTATAGCATTTCGGGGTAATAGCAGGATTACAAGTTTGTGTTGGTGTAGCCGTGGTTGTGTTCGTCGGAGTGTTCGTAGCGGTATTGATGGCAGTGTTCGTCCTTGTATTCGTGGGCGTATTGGTGGCAGTGTTCGTCCATGTATTCGTGGGCGTATTGGTGGCAGTGTTCGTCCATGTATTCGTGGGCGTATTGGTTCTTGTTGGAGTAGGAGTCAAATACGATTGAGTCCAAATTGGATTAGGAGTATTTGAGATGACTGCTGTTGGAGTCGGATAATAAGTAGACACACTCGATGGAAAAAGAAGAATCGGATTAGTACGGCCTGGATGAACTCTTGCATATTTTCCTTTCGCTCTTAAAATTGTAACAGAAGTACTGGACCTATTAACAATTGTGACAGCTTCAAAACTTGTATCATCACTCCAAGGAGATAATGTAGGTCTATTGGTAGGAGTTGGAGTCCAACTAGCAGTAGCATTGGCGGCTGTTGCTGTTGCTATCCATGAACCGGTTGGAGTTGGAGTAGCGGTACTGGTTGAAGTCAGAGTTGAAGTCGGGAGCGCAGTCCAAGACCCAACCGGAGTTTGGGTAGGCCACCAACATTTTAAATTTCCAGAAGCAATTGTTGCGGGATAACCCCCAACACTTTGTGGCATCAATGTCGCTTGAGTGGTTGGAATATAAAATACAGACCGGGAATAATCAATAGGTTGATTGATGGCAAAAATATTCACGGAATTTGGTGGAGGAGGATTAGGCGGACTAGGAGGGCCAAAAGCAAAAAGCGGAATGAACAAACTCAAAAAGAAAATCGAGAACAAGAATTTTTTCATCAACCTCTCCTTAAAATCGCAATGGTAGTTTGCCTTGATAAGAATACCAAATTATTAAACAAAGAGCCAACAATTTATTTTCTGCGAGGCATTTCCAAAAACTCATACTCCTTGAGAGTGGTTTTCATGGTTTTCGTATCCCCCATCAAATTCGCTTTCATACCTACTGGAAAAGCAAAAGTCAGGTTAAGCGCATCATCAATATCAGGGCTATCCAATCCCCTAGACTTCATTTCATCCTTTGTTTCAAGCTTTAATTGGCCTTTTAAGGTTGTACCGTATTCGCGTTGCGTCATATCATCTTGGATGCGGGGGTCATCCCAAATTGCTCCACCATCCATAAGCCATTGCTTTTTAAGCATCGCCATTTCAGCCGACTTATTGTAATACCGGCTTTTATCCAATGGTTCTCCGCCAAAATTGATTGGAATGATGTTGAATCCCATGCGCCGAATAATGTCCATGACCGGGCCGCCCATAGCGCCTTTGTCGCCAAAGACCATATCTGGTTTTCTCTTGGCTAAAATTTCACAAGAGATTTCAGCAAGTCGTGTCGCATCATGAATTTCTTTTCCAGGGATGATTTCGGGTGGAATACTTTTCCCATCTAAACCTCGGCGGAAATAAAAAACACAGTTTGCATTTCCGCTCATAGCAAAGTCAATTCCACAAACTAGTGGGTCATAAGCAGTAGCGGTTGGTTTCCGCTTCCTGGCTTCCATGCAAAGTTCACTTGGGATGAATTGAACGGAGGAAGCGTTCGGGAACAAACCGCGCACGCGGGTTTTGACATAATCACTATCTTCCCCATGAAGATCAATCATTTTTTGTGTTTCAGAAAGATTGACGCCTTCAACTTCGCGGGAATCTATGTGATAAGTTTTCCAAATTGGAGGAAGTCCTTCGGCTAAACGATTTTCTTCTTCCTTAAAAATTTCATAGAAGCCGCCGGAATTTTGAAGGGGGTTTCCGAAAGCGAGACAAATAATTTCAGTATCCTTATCCAGAAAAAAACCTTCGACTGTATCCCAAATGGGTTGAGGGATACCGGAAGCTTCGTCAAGAATGATGAGGATGCGTTTGTCATAGTTATGAAATCCAGCGAAAGCTTCCGTCCTATTTTCTCTCCAAATGGCCTGATCTGATCTCCATTCCAATTTATATTTTTCTTGGCTACTAAAAATTGAAGTTGCGGTGACTTCAAACCAATCTTTATTAATGCACAATCGATGCCATTTAGATAATTCAGCCCAGGTTTTTGTTTTCAACTGCTGACCGGTATTGGCTGTGCATTGGCCTTTGGTTCCGACCATAGTGGACAATGCCCAAAGTTGAATCATTGCAGTAAGACAAGTTTTTCCTATTCCGTGACCACTAGCAATGGCGATACGGACGATTTTGGATTTTTTTAATTGCCGACCAACTTCTGCGAGGATTTCTTTTTGCCATTTGCGGGGTCCAGGGGAATTTTCTAATTCTCCGGTTTCCCATGTAAAGGAATACAAAACAAAACCAAGAGGGTCATCTTGATATTGGGAAATATCTTGGGTGAGTTGTTCTTGATATTCGGCTTCATTCACTCTGATTTTTCTTTCTTGAGTTTTTGAACACGCGCGCGAGCCGCTTCGAGTTTACCAGCAAAATCAAAGTTCACATTTATCTCGCCGCTCTTGACAGCCGTACGATACCGCTTATCCCTGGCTCCAAGCATTTTTATCAAAAGGTCATTATCAAATTTCTGAACGGATTTTTTTACATTCCCTTGAGCATCATAAGTAGTTTCGATGTAACCTTTGATGGCTCTTTTCCTCGCCATTTTTTCATACCACTGAATCTGCTCATCTTTGGCCCGTTGATAACCACTTTGCAATTCCGCGCTTGTTCCTCGTAATTTGATATATTCTTCGGTGGACATTCCTGCTTTGTGGCAAGCTTCAACATCGGTATAACCCTTAGCAATTAGTCCTTCAGCTTTTCGCGCCGCCAAGATGCCCCTGATTGGGGACCTAGTTTTCGCGGCATCAATTTCAATTTCGTAGATTGTTTTTTTCTTTTTGTGAGGAATGGATGATCCGGCAAGTTCGATCATTTGACGATATTTCGGGTAATGAGGTCAGAGGACAAAAGCCTTATGCGTTGCCAAGTGGCATCAAGCCATTTACAGCTCGGTTGCCCCAGGATCATGATCTTGCCCTTAGTGGGAGAATTAAAATTGACATAGACAACGACTGCGGCACCCACACGATATTCTTCACAAAGGCGGGTCAACTCGGAACGAAATTTTTCATCGGTTCGATCTTCTTGTCCTTTGGGTAACCAGATTTTCTTTTCGGGAATAAATTTATTGTCGAACATGGTTCCTCCTATTCACAAACTTTTATAACACAAAAAAAGTTTTTTTAAAATAAAACTTGACTAAAAAGTTACGAGATAGTAAAAAGGTGAAGGCCTAAGCGAGGGCTTACTGCTATCACCGCCAGGGAGATAGATCGCTCTTTCAGTCCTCGCCCAAGCCTAATTTATCTAAGCGAGGATACTAAAAATGACTCAAAATCAAGAAAATCCAAAAGAAGAACAAATAAAAAAATTTTTAGAAGAACAAGGCGATATCCCAAAAAGATATATAACTGCTAGATTATCCGATTCACCCATCACATTAAATCCAGACGCTTCAGTTTTCTTTTATAGCGAAAAAACAGGGACAGGGAAAACTCATCTTGCTTGGGCTTATTACATAAACGAACTCATAAAAAGCGGCAAACAAAAACCGTTATTCTCGACTTTTGGGCAACTTCAATTAAGACTTCGACAATCAATGGACAAACCAACTGAAAGCGAAAACGATATAATCAACGATTTTTCAAGGCGCAAATTGGTCATCCTTGATGACCTCGGTGGTTTAAGACCATCAAACACAAGCGATTATAGCCTTTCAATGGTATTTGAAATACTCAACAATCGGTATTCTTGGGTTCGACAAACCATAATTACCAGCAATAAAAACCTTGATGAAATAGAAAACAACTTCGATGCCAGAATTGCCTCAAGAATCTCCGGTTGGTGTGAAATTATCAATCTCCCAGGGGACGACAAACGAATAAAGCCTGTGGCCTGATATGCCACTAATCTATTTTAAAATCCCACCACGCGAATGGCTCTTCGACGAAAAATTAAACGCACTCGGTCTTGAATACAAAGGCGCATGGATCAATCTTCTTGCACTTGCTCGTCTTTGCAACTGCAATGGTAAGTTTCTTGATGAAGTAGATGACCCTTATACAGATTCAGAGATAACCAAAAAATCCAAAATCGGTATTATCCACTTCAATAAATTCATTGTCGCTGGAATGATCTCAAAACAATCATCCGATGGAAAAATAATATTCTCGGTCAAAAACTGGCTAAAATATCAACCCGAATGGGACCGCACAAAAGTCTATTCCAAATCTTATAAAGACTTAAATATTAAAAAAGAAAAAGAACCTACACATACAGACTATACTATACTAGCAAAACTACACCCTGAAAAGTGTAGCAAACCTACACCCAAAGGTAAATATGACCATCTAATAATAAGGAGTAGGGAAACTACACCTCAAATGCAAAGTCAATCAATCCCTTCACCTAAACAAAGTGTTGATGACCAAAAATACGAAATCGAAAGACTTCAAGTCCAAATCGATAATCCTTCAACTTCCGATTACATGCGCGATATGTACCAAAAAAGATTACTTTTCCTTAAATCACAGGATTTAGAATAACTGTTTACTTTTTTTATACTTTATCTAAATCTTTATCTTACCTAAAAATTTTCTAAAAATATTTCTACCACTTTTTTCAAATCATTAATTCCTTTGCCCACCCATCATTTTTAAAAAATTAGACCGCCAGAATTTACATCTCCCATATATGCGCGCGAATAAAAACCGGGGGGTGGGGGTGGCATCGAATAATTCATGACTTGACCGGCAATTTTGTTAATGCGTTTTCCTTACACAATAATGCCGTATACCCCCACCATCCCGGACGTTTCGATCAAAAACCATTTGAATCAAACGATAATAGAGCAATGGTATATAATAGTATTTATACAGCACTTCTCTTTGTGTTTTAATTTTGAAACATGCATAATCTGTTGGTCAATTTATTTTGAAACAATCTATACAAAAAAGTATAGTTTAGTATGTCCTCAAATGTCCGTGATTTCTGGTGATAGAATACTTTTGAGGGGACTTATATACTTGACACACACAAATAAACGACTATACTAAGGCCATGAAGAAAACACACGAAAAGAGGCCAAGTATGAAAGTAGTCAAGAAATTCGTCAAGATAACCCAACCAAGCACATTCGATTTTATGAAGCGGTTCCCAGATGAAAAGGCCGCAAGGGAATACGTGGAATCAGGTCGTTGGCCGTGTGGCGTTCGTTGCTCCCATTGTGGGCATGACGTAGTTTACAAAATTCGAGATGGGAAGCTTTATACTTGCCAAGCTTGCCGGAAACAATTTACGATTAGGACTGGAACGGTAATGGAAGATTCAAAGCTTCCTATTCGCACTTGGCTTTATGCCATGTATCTAGTCAGCACTTCCAGAAAAGGAATTTCATCTATCCAGCTTGCCAAGGAATTAGGAATCACCCAAAAGTCGGCATGGCATGTGCTTGGAAGAATCCGTGTTTCTTGTAAAATTGAAGGGAAGATTGGCGGTACGGTCGAAGCCGATGAAACCTATATCGGCGGGAAAGAAAAGAACAAACACCGGAATAAAAGACTTCACTTGGGCCGGGGCGGTGTCGGAAAGGCTATCGTGTTTGGAGCGAGAAACAGGGACGGCGAAACCAGGGCTTCCGTTATTCCAAACACAGAGGGAAACACAATTGCCTTCAATGTTCAAAATAATGTTGCTAAAGGTGCTAACCTTTACACGGACGAACACCGCTCTTATGTTGGGCTTAAAGGCTACAACCATAAATCGGTTAATCATGGAGTAGGAGAATATGTGAAGGGCATGGCGCACACTAACGGAATTGAAAGTTTTTGGGCTTTGTTAAAGCGTGGGCATTATGGAACCTTCCACAACTTGAGCTTCAAACATCTTCAAAAATACGTGGATGAATTTTCTTTTCGCCAAAATACAAGAAACCTTCCGGCCGTCGATATGGTTGAAGGCTCTCATGGAATTACCTTCGTCCGTGTTTTAGTGGCTGGCATGCTTGGCAAAAAACTTACTTACAAAGAGTTAATCCATGACTAATAAAATTCCAGGTTTTGCCGCAATGGTGAAAACTGTTACGGCTTTAAAAAATCCTCCCAAACATCTAAGCGGATTGACCCGATACGTTGACATGTTTTGCGGAATCGGCGGCTTTCACTATGCCGCTAGCTCTTTCGGAATGGAATGTGTTTTTGCTTGTGACATAGACAGCGAGGCTAGGAAAGCGTATGAGCATAATTTTGGGATTCAACCAGCTAACGACATTTCCAGAATCAAAGCAGAGGACGTACCCGATCACGATCTTTTTTTAGCGGGGTTTCCATGTCAACCTTTCTCGATTATCGGAAGCCGAAAAGGTTTTGCGGATATACGGGGAACGTTGTTTTTTGAAATTGCCCGTATTCTAAGGGTTAAAAAGCCTAAAGCTGTTCTATTAGAGAACGTGAAGCAATTAACCTCCGATGACGGGGGTAAAACTATAAAGCGGATAGTGGCCGAATTGGAAGATATTGGCTACTGTGTTTCTTGGAAGGTTCTAAATGCCTTAGAGCTTGGCCTACCACAAAAAAGAGAGCGGGTACTTATTGCCGCAACGCTCGAACCGTTTGACGTTTTTCCTTGGCCTTCACAAACTGTTCCCATGAAGCCATTGAACGAAGTCTTAGAAAAAAATCCTAATAAATCTCATTTTGTAAGTGAGAGGATTTTAAAACGTAGACAACAAGCCCACGAGTCTGAATTTAAGCCAGGAATATGGCACGAAAACAAGGGCGGTGATATTTCCAGCCATCCTTTTTCGTGTGCGCTTCGGGCTGGTGCGTCTTATAATTACTTGCTGGTTGATGGAAAAAGACGGTTGACCCCAAGGGAAATGTTAAGGCTTCAAGGGTTCCCTGAGTCTTTTGAGATCGTTTGTAACGATAGCCAAACTAGGAAGCAAGCCGGAAATGCAGTTCCCGTGCCTTTAGTGACAGTCGGAATCCAAGGAATAATAAATGTCCTCAAAGCCTCCAAGATTGCGAGGAAATCAAGAAGGGCGTGAAAGCCTTTATCCGTTAGGAGAATTTCCAGACAGCGTTATTATCAGCATAGGGCGCTCAATAGTTCATCGAATCGCCGTAGGACATGCCAATATTGAGGGCAACGATTTTGCCGGAATTTTTGCCAAAGCCATAAGCGGCGAATACTACAACCAGCCTTTAGGAGTAACGGACGTTTGGTGGAATAACTGCTCCTGGTCAGTTAAAACAATCCAAGCAACACGGCCTTTTGCTGTTCCAGGGGTAAGGCTTATCAGTGGGCGAAATTCCCCGGATTATTCTTATGGAATAAGCGACCCACACGCCGACATTCAAAAAACAGGAAACGCCGTGTTGGGTATTTGGAATGAACGGGTGAATCAGTCGCTTAACCAGTACGATGATTTGCGGGTTGTGGTTTTCGTCCGAAACATGGGAACGCTTCAATTTACGATTTTTGAGTATGAAGCAGGTCAATACATAGCGGCTGATTACGAATGGAAACTGAATAAGACAGGAAACCTTGAAGGGTTTGAGAAGGCAACCAAGGAGCATTGTTTCACTTGGCAGTTTCATGGTTCCCAATTTACGGTTTTAAAGCATGTTCCAACATCGGCCTACAAATTCAGGATAAAGAAAAATCCTGGGATGATAGAAGAACAACATGTACTGGCTCTCGTTCAATTTAAAGAGGACTGGATTGAAAGGGTTCTTTAGCCGTGTGCGTTAAGTATATAAGTCCCTAAATTTGTATCAAACATTGGGGGAAGGTCACTCTTCAAGACTCAAACGGTGGTAGCGGGCTGTCAAAAATTTTTTGACTAATGTAAATTTTTTTTACATTGAGTTTAAATTTATCACGGTTATACCGTTAGTATTGTCTCATATTATCACACAGTGAGTGTTGGCGCGAATCCTGCATTGATAAACAGTATGAACAATGTAAACAATTTAAATGTTGACACTGAGGTACGATGTGGAGTACATTATTATTGAGATTGAAACATTGGTCGGAGAGCTGGAGGAGTTGAGCGAGGAGATATGCAGGTTGATTTATTGGTTTTTTGTTCGAAATTAGTAGAGGTGAAGAATGGCACAGTTTAGAGCAACAATTAGAGGGCGGCGAGGAGAAGCAGGCTGGTTGGGTTCAAAAAAATATGGTCTCCTTGGGCGTATTAATGGTTGGAATTATTGTGTTGTCTGGTTCCGTAAAAGTCTCCGGTGGTAAGGTGTTGTTCTACGGTTCCAGTAAGAAACTGAATTAAAATTTCTAAAATTAGTTATAGGAGAAATCATGAGCCACTTTTACCACGGTGATGAGTACCAGATTATTGATGAAAAGTTTGTGCTGACCTATTTCATTTTCGATAGGTCAAAAGTTGTGGATTTTTTATTTAGGATGCGTGAAAGCCGTTTTGAAATTGTGTTAAATTAAAAAAAGGATAATAAAAATGGACCACTGTACGCAATGCGGAAATTTTCCAGCCGATATGGTTGTGTTGGACGCCCTGGATATGGGTAGGATCTGTAGGGCTTGCTGGTCAGAGATCATCGAAATGATGGCCTGTTCTGTGCAAAGAATTAAAGCCAATCCGGCTGATATCCACGAAAAGCGTTGTGCGGCTCTTGAGAAGGCCAGGGCCACGAGATCAGAAAGAGCCAAAGAGAAAGCGAAACACAAGGCCGAGATAATAGAAATGCGTAAAGCCGAAAATCCTGCGGCTTATGAAGCCACTTATTTAAAACGCTGTAACGCATTAAAAAAAGCAAGGGAGGCCCGTTTTGGAAAATCTATCTCGATTTAAACTGCATGGAGGTCATGGCATTGAGATTATTGAGTCTAATACGGCTGAAAATGCTATTAAACAATATATGAAATTAGATTGTAACGAATATGTAACTTACTGCCATTGGATTGACAACGAAAAAGATTATCTGCAAAAAAAACTTGACGCATTAAAAAAATAGTATAACAATATAAACGTAGTAAACACTAACAGCGAGGTAAACGAAATGACTACTGACTTTACGCATGAGGTAAAAAAGGTTAAAAGGTCGTGTCTAATTTGTGGAAACATGATGATATTGGGAGAAAAAAGCAAACGCATAACTGACACCGAAAATTGTCGCAGAAAGCTTTGGTATGAATGCCATACCGGACGACGAAACCCAAAAACGTATGAACCAATTAAAAAAGAATCAAAAAAGGAAGTTTTTAATTATGTGCAAACCCGCTAGTTTTGTTCTCACGAAAGACCAAGTTTTTTTCTCGCAGGATTCGGATTCCCACGAGGATATTATCCTGGAGTTTAAGCTAACTCCCAACACGGATGAAAAAATCGTGCTTCTACAGGTGGAAATTGTTCCACCTAAAGAGGATTATCGGCTGCCTTTATCAAAGTGGTATTTCAAAGTCGATCAGGATTTAAAGCCCGATTGGTTTGATGCTAAAACCGATGAGAAACGCACACGCGCTAAACTCAAGGACTGGAAAAAATCCCACTTCATTACTTCCGGCGAAGTATCGAAGGGGCAATCCCGCATTGTGTTGTCTGGTTCCGTAAAAGTCTCCGGTGGTAAGGCGTGGTTCTACGGTTCCAGCCATGGCACCGTGTCTGGTGGTGAGGCAGATTTCTCCGGTTCCAGCCAGGGCACCGTGTCTGGTGGTAAGGCGTGGTTCTACGGTTCCAGCCAGGGAAAAGTGTCTGGTGGTAAGGCGTGGTTCTACGGTTCCAGCCAGGGAAAAGTGTCTGGTGGTAAGGCGGAGTTCTACGGTTCCAGCAAAAAACTAAATTAAAAAAGAATCAAAAAAGGAAGTTTTTAATTATGTGCAAACCCGCTAGTTTTGTTCTCACGAAAGACCAAGTTTTTTTCTCGCAGGATTCGGATTCCCACGAGGATATTATCCTGGAGTTTAA